AGTAAAGACATTTGAATCCGTTACTGAAGCGACAAGAAATGTACCATCAGTTGCAGATCCAGAAGTGTAATCAATAGTAAGTTCATCTCCTACAGCCACACCATGACTTGAAATCGTAATTGTTACTGTAGTTCCTGATTGAGAATAAGTTCCTGTTTTGGTAAACCCTTCTCCTGGTGGAGTAAAAGTAAAGCTGGCACTATCATTTGCACGACTATCAAGGAATCCTTCTATCGTGTCCGCATCTGTTTCCGATACTTCAAAAGTAAAGTTATAAACTTTTGGGTTTTGATGTGCAGCAAGTCCAAATAATATTCTGTGTTCATAGCCATCAGCGAAACGAACTACTCTGGTATTTGGTGCGGATCTTTTTTGCTGTCCGTATTTTGGAGTAATTGATGGAAAAGTAGCCATTACGCAAGTAAACCTCCAGGTCTTTTCTGTTTAATTAATTCTGTCTCTATAGCTGATGATAATGCAATACCTAATGCTCTACCTTCGTCTTCATCTCCTTCTACATTTGATCCAGAAGCGTCTACATTTACAACTACAGTAGTTCCACCACCAAGAGCATGATTAGGTGTAATCATACCAGAAACCCCAGGTGTAAATAACTCTGGACCACGTTCTCCAACTATATAAGAATTACCTCCTTTCACAGACCCTCCATTTGCCTTAAAAATATTACCTAACAAACCACCAGTAACTGATTGTCCTCCTATATTTCCAAAAATAGCTAAATTTAAAAAAGCATCAGCCATTTTATTAAGCATACTTGCCATAACTTCACTTAATGTTCTTGTTCCTTTAATAAGATCTTTAATACCATTACCTATATCAACTTCAATTATTTGAGATAATTGTTTAAATGGATCTGCTAAAGCCTTTGCATTTTTAACAATTTCTTCTTGTAAATCTTTTTGAGCCTGCAAACCATCTATTTGTCTTTGAATTTCATCATTATTATTTTTACCTAATTCTCCTTTTAAAAGTTCTAAATCAGCGTTTAAATTATCTAACTTAAATTGTTCTTGTTTTAATGTAAATTGCTCAGAACTAATATTTAGTCTATCTTTTTCTAATTTTAAACTTTGTTCAAGTGAACGAATATTTTTATTAAATTCTGCCTGTTCCACTTTTTCTCTTGCTTTTTTAAATTCATCATCAAAATCTAAAGATTCATCTTTAAAAAAAACAGGTGATTTTCCTTGTGATATTAAAGATTTATTAATAAGATCTTGAAATATCTTTTGTTCTGTTTTTTTAAAAAATTCTTCTACGCCAGGGCCTGCCAATGGACCCTCAACAAATCCAAGTTTTCCAAAACCAAATTCTTCTTGAGTTGCCTTTTTAGCCAAACCAGTAGCTTCAAGTTCTAAATTCATAAAGTTAGCTCTTCCAACTTTACTTGCTAAAGATTGTCTACCTATAAAATTTAAAATAGTTTGTATTGCAGGTGATAAAACTTTTGAAAGAAGTAATGTAATCGCAGTACCTAGTTCATTTACTTGATTTTTAAATTTTGTCATTTGTTCTGTATTTTTTTTAATATCTTCAGGTGTTTTACCAAATTTTTTACCAAATTCATTTAGTAATAAATCAGCAGCAGAGGCACTAAGACCAACTTTTTCTAAACGTAATGCTAAATCACCTGTAGGTGTGTTTGCCAAGCCAAGTTTATCTACTAATAATTGAATGTTTTCAGTTGGTTTTGCAAGAGCATTTGCAAGATTATCTAAAGCACTTCCTATTGTTGTACCAGCTATTGACAAGGCAAATCCAAATTGACCTCCAATAGCACCCCCAGCTAAACCACCTAAAGCACCACCTAAAGCAGCAGTTGGCCCTTGTCCAAATAACAAAGGAAAACCACCACCAATTATTCCACTCGCTAAAGCATTTTGAAAACGTCCACCTCTTCTTCCTGCACTTCTAGCTGTATTATTTTTTATAATCTGCCTACCATTTGAACTTAAAATTAAACCTCTTTTTTTAAGTTGTGCATTAATTCGATCATTTATAGGTATTTGTTTTCTATTTGCTTCAAATTCTTTTACAGATTGTTTTAAATTTTTACGTCTTTCTGTACCAGCAGCAATAATACTAAATTTTTTCTTTATTTCTTCTGCAACACTTTTTTTTGTTTGTTCTACATTTTGTCTTATAAGTTTATTTTCTTCTTGTCTTTGTTGATTTATTTCATTAACTTTTTGTCTTAATTGTTCTTGTCCTTTTTGACGAAGTAAAAATTGTTCTTCTTGTTCTTTTGTAGATTTTCTTTCTAATTTTAATAATCCTTCTTGTAAATTTTTATTATCTGCTGCTGCTTTTTTTGCTGTTTTACCTGATACATCATCTAATAATTTTTGTTGTTCAGCTAATGCTTTATTTAATTCTTTTTCTGCTGCAACTAATTCTTCCGCAGCTTTTTTTTGATTAGATGTACCTATAGCAACTTCATTAAAATTTTTCCTTGCTTCTCCTACAGCCTTACTTAAACTATTAAAACTTCTAATAACTAAATCATTATTCTTACCTAATAACTTCATATTTATATCTATTACTTTAGTTATCTCTGCTGTGTCTCTTATCTTTTTATTAAATGCGTCTAATTTTTGAGCACCTTTTAGAGCAACTTGAATATCAACAGTATAACTAGCCACTTGCTATAAAAAATAAAACATTTCCTCTATATTACCTTCTTTTAGTTCGTAAAGCATTAGTTTTTTGTGATTGTTCTCGTTGTTTTTCATATTGTTCATTTTCAATTTCCGCATAAGCAGCCCAACCTATCATTTCTTCATAAGTAAGAGTCTGACATAATTCAGCAACAGTTTTATGTAATTCTTTCGCCAAAGAAAATAAAAATTGCCAATCTTTATTTGCTTTTCAAATCGGCTTTAGCCTCTTTGACCTCCTTATCAGTACCAGCACTAATCATAGCTAATTGTATCTCCTGTAATACACTTGCTTCAATTTCTCTTCTTAATGAAGCTTTATCTCCGTCTTGGAATAATCTGTTACTATCTTTGTCTAATGACTTTTCTATCATCATTTGAAGAGCAAAATCATTTGTATCATCAGTACCCGTTTTCTTTTGAATAGATTCTCTTTCTGCAATGGTTAAAGGATGCCAATAGATGCTAAGAATAATTTCATCATTTTGTTTTACATCATGTTTGTAAAGTTGAGAAACTCCAAACTTGTTTTTTAAAAGATCAACTGCTCTAGTCATAAAATTAGTATACTTACTTTAGTATACTAAGCGTTTGCCGTAAATTGGCAAGATATTAAGCCAAGAAAGTGTGAAGAGTCATCTAATTCAATAGGAGCAGGGCCAACAATATCAAGTACTCTAGGATCACAACTAAAAGTATCTGTATAATCAGAAGCATTGACAGAAGTAAGCCCATCAATAACAGCTTCTCCTAATGTAGATAACACAGAAGTACCTTTGCCTCTTGGAACATAGATATTACATTGAATAACACCAGAATAGAAATCCTGTGATGCTCCTTGAGTTTGAGTTGTTGCCTGTGCAAAATCAACAGACATAAGAATATATTTTTTTGTTTTCCCTGGTGTTTTATAAACCATATTGTCGTAAACCATTTCGACAGTAGCATCTACTGCTGCAACTGCGTCTGTTACTGCCTTTTCAAAGGCTGCTCTTGTGTTTACTAAAGTCATGGAGTTTCGTAATCAACGAATACAGAACTAGGATCACTAAATGCACCAATACCACCGCCTTCAAATCTAACATTATCAGATTTTTTCCTAACACCAGTACCAAATGCAGCAATACCTAGTTTTGGTTTATCTGTAAATATTGCGTTAATAATTGGTCTTAATTTACCTTGTACATATTGAGGAACTTGACTATTTGGAGAAGCCAAAGCTCTAGCTGCATATTGTGATCTATTACCAATAAATACTTTAGAGAAAGGTTTAAATTTAGGTATTGAGTCAATGAATCTAGGTTCTATAACAGCTTGTGGATTACTTTGATCTCCTCTTCTTCTTGGTTTAATATTACTCCACGGAGCAACTGATTCTCTAGCCTCATCGGCTCTCGGTCTTTGTGTTCCAGCTGTCCAACTAGAAGCAAAAAAACCAGTATCAACAGGACTATTTTCCTTTGTAGACAAATCAGCAATAATAGCTTTGACTAATTTATTTAAATCTCTCTCTAAATTTCCTTCTAAATCTGGAACAATTTTATCGATATTTCTTGTTGAAGCCATCAGAACCTCACTAATAAAGTAAACAGATAAGTCTGTCCACCCTGTCTTGTATCTATATTAACTATCTGTCCTACTCTTGTAGATCCTGCATAAGTTAATGTAACTTCATCTTGAAAATCAGGCTGATTGTCTCCAATAAGATCTGGTGTAATATA